GTACTGATTAGTCTTGATGAACTCATCAATTGCTGCTTTATTTGCAGATGCAAATTCAATGGTCAATTTATTTGGCTGGGTTATTGAATAGCTGACAAAATCAGACGTTAAGCTAAATGTATGCTTAAAGTCTGAGCCGCTTGCAAGCTCAACCTTAACGTATGTATTTACTGGGCTGGCTGTAGCATAGTGTGCCATGCTTACAACGTTAGTAAGAGTTATGTCTGAGTAAGCATCAATTCTTATGTATTTGATTGATGGAGAACCTGCAATAAGACCGTCTGTTATTTTTATGTAGTACACATGTGTTCCGTCTACCACACGGTCTCCAGTTTTTAGGAATCCTCCCATATATGCTTCGTACATCTTGCTGTTTTCAGTAGCAATAATATAGTCTACAATAGGTGATGGTGTAGTTATAAGATACTGCTCTCCGTTTGCAATTGTTGCTGATATTGTAGATTCAGCAATTGTGCTGTCCATCTTAAAAATTAAGCTAGAATTACCTGGTCTTCTATAGCTTATTGTATCTATCAATGGAGTTGGTGCAACCTCAGTTGTAAGATTGGTATCATATCCTCCGTTATCTGCAAAGTATACTAGATCATCGTATCCTTGTCCTACAATGTCTACACGATATGTTTCAACCGATTGATCATTGTATGATGAATCGGCAAGGTTGATCAAATCAAGCTTTTCCGTATCAAGAGCACAAAGTATTCCAGTAGAAGCAAATGCTCTGTTTATTAGACGATCAATTGCTACTGTAGATCCAGTCTGATCATTAAAATCAGGGATAAGACAGCCTACTGTTCTGTTAACCACCGTTATTTCACGAAGAGCAAAGAAGTTAGCCGCACTTGCTGCTTTTAATCCAGACTCATCGAAATATGCTTTGTATATTGGATCTTTTGAAAGTCTTAGGTAGTTTGACCAGTCTCCACTAACTGCGATTACCTCTACAAAATAGTCAGAGATAAGGTCGTCAGGGTGAACAAAACTAGGGAAAGAGATTCCAGTACCGATTGTTGAGTACCATTCTTTTGCAGTAAGGTCGTATCCTGTTATCGCAGCCTTTCTTACCCATATTGTAACATTGCTATTTCCTAGGTTTACAAATGAAAGTATCTTGTTTGACTGTTCAGTAACTTGTCCAAAATCAGGCTGTGTTGGATCGTCGCCTAATGCAATATTCTTAGTAAGATTCAACTGTGCAGAATCTGCAAACCAGAGTCTACGACGATTAAAGAAATTAACAACAGGATATGTGTTTACTACTGTTGTTTGATCGTTATTGTTTGATGCCGCTTCAGTATTGAATGTTGTAAAGTATGCCTGATCCAGATTTGCCATTGGATCCAGCGTTGTGTCTAGAGGCATAACATTAAGAGCAAACACCGGTCCTTCTCTTAGAGCGACCTCAATTGATCTATGGAAGAAGCTACCTGCCTTTTCCAATTTAGGATCGATGTCTCCAAAGACCGCCTTTAGAGTTCTCATGTCGTTTATTAGAACGACTGTATTAAATGGACCTACTCTACTAGATCCAACAATTAGCCTACCTGTCGTGAGAGGCAGTACTACGTTTTCGCTTTGATCGACTTCGACTGTGTAAACGCCACTTGCCTTATAATTATTTAGATTGATCGTATAATCGGCCATTTTTGTTCAACTATTTTTAATTATTTATCTGCCGAGTCTTTGAAATTCTAAAAAATGTTGTAAAATAAAGATCCTTGCAGAGTTAGCAAAGTATAAGAGATCAAATTAATAGGCATGGCAAATATAGATAACACCTGTTCCCAACTTCAAATAGAAGATCTCTATTCAAAATCTACTGACACTCTTGGAGACATAATGGCTCTCCAAAAAGACACCCAAGAAACCGTTTACGGATTCGATTTTTCAAACATGACTCTTCGAGACGTCATGAACTTCTGGCACGCAAACTCCCATGCAATGGTCGATGAGATCCATGAAGCAACAGACGCACTTGGCGGAATAAAGGACGGCGACGGCAATGCTATCTGGAAGTATTGGAAAAAGGCTCACTCAAACTACGATAATCTAAAATTCTCTGATCTTTCCCCAAACGATCAGCTTGAGTGTAAGTTTGAAATAGTGGACATGCTTCACTTTTTCATGAATTATGCGATCTCAATAGGAATGACTCCAAAGGAAATGTACAACATGTACATGAGCAAGAACCAAGAGAACCGTGATCGTCAATTAAGAGGATATTAAAAAATAAAAATATATGGAAATAATACACAACGGAGCTACTCCAGGACCCACTCCAGAAGAAACCACTGGACCTAAATTGAATATAAACCTAGCAGATGCTCCTTACCTAGAGTGTGAGAAGTGCGCCGGTCAGGTATTCGAAGAAAAGATGATGATCAAGAAGCTTTCCAGATTCATGACAGGTGCAGCTCAGGACTCAATTGTTCCTGTTCCAGTTATTGCTTGTTCGAACTGCGGAAACATTAATGAACTATTTAAACCGAAAGTATGATAATAGGCGCAGAAGTCCTAGAAGATAATACACTAACCATCTCATATTATGATGCCTCAGGAAGGATCGCTTTTATTCGTAAGAGGGTTCTGGATCATGAACGATACAATTGGGTGGAATCAGCAACTGCAACTACCACTAAGAACTGGGATGGCAAATGCGTAAAGAAGAGCCCAACTGAAGGTAAGTACCTAACTCAATTTAGAATTCAGGAGCTTATTCAGGAAAAGCTTACTACAGAAGAGCTTTCTGCGATCTATAGCTTTGACAATCTTCCAAAAAAGACCTATCTTGATATTGAGATCAAGCTGATCGACGATTCCTTCCCGGATCCAGAAAAAGCTAGAATGCCAGTCGGCCTTGTCTCTTTTTGTAATGAGGACAATACTGTCTACATACTTTCTATTTTGCACGATGATGGAAATCCGGACGGCCTCTCAGCCGATGACATCGTCCGCATGGAAAAAGAGGTCAATAAGTACTTTCGTAACACTACACCGTTGCGTCCTCAGGATGCAGCTTTATTCCAACAAGAATTTAAAATAAAGTACAAGTTCTTTAAGACTGAGACTGAATTACTTGAGTGTTACTTCCATAACATCATGCCCAAGTTTTCATTTGTGACAGGTTGGAACGTTACTGACTTTGACTGGAAATACCTAATGAATCGAGCTCGCAACATGAAAGTCGATTCAGTGGTAAACATGCCGTCAAGATCGCTTGTCTCAAAGAACAAGATCCCAGTTCACTTGGGAGTTTTGGATTACATGCAGGTTTTTGAAAAACTAAAACCTTTCAAAGTTGTCGAGAACTATAAGCTTGATTACATCGCAACCCTGGTGTTAGGCGTCGCAAAACTCAAACACAAATATCCAAGCTTTCTTGCTTTTCAAAAGGATACTTATCTATTCACTCTATATAACGTGATTGACGTTATCCTTGTGAAATTGATAGAGGACAAGCTTTCGATGCTAGATGTTGCATACTCGATCGCAAACGTTGCTCAAGTTGACGTGAACAAGGTATTTAGTCCAGTGTATATCGCTGAGATCCTAATGTGCAGAGAGTTCTTAACCAAGAACCAGAGAATGATGAAGCTTCCTTGGGGAGATTCAAATGACATCAATGCAACTTATGAAGGTGCCTACGTAAAGAAGCCCGAGCCAGATTACTACAACTATGTTTCGTGTTATGACTTTTCGTCAATGTATCCAAATATCCAGATCCAATTCAATATCTCACCGGATACTTACTTGGGAAAGAAGGGAACGGTTAAGCTTTCTGGATCGGAGATCCACACGAAAAACGATACTCTATTTTCTAGCTCTACCGACTCGGTTGCTAGAACCATCTTGACTAAATTATACGACGAACGTATTAAAACCCAGGGTGAAATAAAGAGTTTAAAAAATTCAAAGTAACGATGTCAGCACTAATACATGATGAAGCATATGCTCAGCTTACCGAAAAGATAAAGGAACTAGAAGCACGCATTGACGGACTTCAATCTAGCCCAGCAAAACCTATTCTTTTAATGGGCTTTCCATCAAGCGCAGACATGTCGCTAATAAACGGAGCAGCTAAGTCAATCGATACTTACTTAAACCGGGAATACCACGTCCTTGCATACGCAACATCAAAGGTTAGAGACATTCAGTTTAATGTGCTAAACGTAATTAGAGCAACTGACCTTGAAGTTTCTGAACTGCTGACTCGAGTTGAGAACTTCATCAATGAGTCTCAAAGAAATGCCACACTCACCGAATTAGACCTATTGGGTGAACACCTTATTAAAAATAATCAACAATAAATGCAAACTCCGTCGAAATTTATCAACTGGCTGGAAGGCTACCTTGATGCAACTAAAAACAAGCTCAATTCCTCACAGATCAGAGAGATCCGTAAAAAAATGGAAGACGCTAAAAAGTCACAAGCAAATGACGTCATTGCAATATATGATTCACCACAAGCTACTATCGTTAATTCAAATAATCCATCGAACCATGAAGAATTTCTCAGAGAAGTGGAAAAGAATAAGGGAGCAGCTACCATGGAACAGCTCTCAGAAGCAGCAGACTAACGAAAAAAATTCAGAAGAAATGAACGAACAAAAACTAATGTCCTTAATGGAGAACTTTAGTGGTCAAAGGTTCCAATGGATAAAAACTGACCGACCTGAACTTATTGGAAAGGTCGTTAAATGTAGGGACGTGATGCCCAATCAATTCGGTGGATTTGATGTAATATTCGATGACGGATCTAGGGTTGACTCCACTAAAATCAACAGCAATCTAATGATGATCCATGGAGAAATGCAACCTCTCACTAAGGAAGAAGTTATCTCAATTCATGGAGGAGTTAGAAAGCCAGTACAACAACCTACTGTTCAGGTGACTCAAGCAAATCCACAAAGCGGACCCATTCCAATTCCAGATCAGTATCGTGTGACTCAGCCCGCCGTTCAGACAGTTGCGCCTCAAGCCAACATGTTTGGCATGTTCAACTCAGATGAGGCCACTCTCCAGATAAAGGTAAAAGTAAAGTTACCGGACCGTAAGCTCTTAAAACTCATGTATGAGAATGCAGAAGACAAGGACAAGTTTCTTTCCGATCTTGCCGAGTATATGCAAAGCATGATAAATAAACAAGTAGTCAAAGAGTCAATGCAAGAGATGCTTGATCCTACTCAAACCAAGAAAAAAGAATCAAAACCTGCGCCTGGAATAAGCGTTAGAGAAATACAATGATGTTTGGTAAAAACAAAGAATCAAATCAAGAATATACTGATGGTAAGTATTCCATCGTTAACTTGTCTGGAGAAAAAGGTACATTTAAACGTATCACATCAGCCGACGAAGGGATTTGCATTGTACCATTTGACACCAATCCTAGCGGACAAGTTAAAAACCTATACTTGTGCAAATATCAAGACTACCTATCAAACTCTAACGAGAGAAGGTGTTTGACATGTACCTTTGATAAAAACAAGTTTGACTCATATTACGATGCTGTGCTTTCATGTATAAAAGACGAATTAGGCATCGACTCGGTTCCAGTAAATGAGATCTTCTACCTTGGCAAGATTAAACACACCCATCCATTTACAAAGAACTATTCGTGTTTTGCGATAAACTTAACTAACTATTCTGACGAGATCCAAGGATTTTATCCTAATCTTTCTCACGATCAGTTAGATAAGAAACCTCACACGATCGAGAAGGTAAAGTTTAGCAGAATCGTTAAAGGAGAAATTAGCGATTCGCTAGCTTTGGCTTGCTCTACTCTACTTCTTTCATATCTTCAAGACTAAGAACTTTTAACTCATTTTGAGTAAAAGATAAGAAAAATCTCTTACTATATGGCTAAATCCACTGGCAACCCTGCACTAGATGCATTCAATAAATTTAACGATCTTTTGGAAAAGAAGGTCAAGTCAAAAGTTGAATTAATGGGTTTTTCAGACATAGATGAATATATTCCAACTGGAAACTATCTGCTTAATGCACAAATGTCAGGCACGCTTTTTGGCGGTTACCCAAACACTCGAAGCATCGGTATCGCTGGTGATTCTGGTGCAGGTAAGACCTTTTTATGTTTGAATGCAGTTCGTGAATTACAAAAGAAAGGGTACTACGTATTTTACATAGACACCGAAGGTGCAATCGATCGCTCTGACTACATAAAATTTGGAGTTGAACTTGATAAGCTCAAATACCTACGTATGGGCTACATTAGTGAAGTTAAGTTCTTCATCAATGACTTTATTGAAACAATAAAGGAAAATCCAGGTTTAAAGTTTGCTATGTTTGTCGATTCAGTCGGTATGCTTGATACTGATAAGAGTAAGAGGGACATGGAAGCCGGTAAAAATGCATCTGATATGGGTCTACGCTCAAAAGAAATGAGAGCCCTTTTCAAATCATTTACACTGGATCTTTCTAACCTTAAAGTTCCTTTTATTTTTACGAACCACACTTATGCTTCAATGGATCAATACACTCCGAAGGGCATGTCTGGTGGCGGCGGTCCTGAGTTCTCAGCATCAATCATCCTAATGCTAAGCAAAGGAACTTTACGTGATGAGAACAAGACGACTACTGGGATCATTGTTCGATCTAAGACCAGAAAAAATCGATTGGCTAAACCAATTGACATTGAGTTTCATATCTCTTTTCACAAGGGTATGAATCCATATGTTGGTCTTGAACAGTTCGTTAACTGGGAAAACTGCGGTGTCGTTAAGGCATCTAAGTTGACTGAAAAAGAGCACGCCAAACTTAAACCTGAAGATCAGGAAAAGTGCCATCGTTTTGAAGTAGGCGGAGCTGTCTACTATGCAAAACCGAGCATACAAGCTAAGAATTATATTGTACGTCACAATGGAGATGAGGTGCCAGTTAAGGAATTCTTTTCTTCTCGTCTCTTTACAGAAGAAGTTTTAAAGGAACTTGATGAAAAGATAATCAAGCCAACCTTTAAGTTTCCTGAAACTCAAGACGGAATCATTGAAATGGAGGATGATGAACTTGAAACACTAAACACAAACAATGAACCTACGCTCTGATCTGCCTATTAAATACTACCTTAATGTACATCAATATGAGGACCTACAAGACGATCTTGGGGTCCTCTTTGATATATCTCAGTACCTATTGCGGGTCATTGAGATGAAAAACAAGGAGCTTGACCCTCAAAAGCTAAAGTTTTCGTCCAAGACTCTAAAATATGTCTTTGGCGATCGCCTTCAGGACGAAACCTTTAAGCTTAATTTAGTTAAAAGACTAAGAAGCCTTATCGCTAGTGATTTTATATCAGTTACCGGTGACGAGATGCTAATTACAAATAAAGGAATACTCACTTTTTACACAATACCATGATAGACTTTACCGAAAATATTGAATCGCTTGAGAAAATGGTCTGGAATTTCATTCTTAGCCATGATAATCAAAACAATGAGCTAAAACCCAAAAGCCATGACTCACTAAGACAGGAAGAGCTTATCACAATGATAAAGCCAACCTATTTTAACGAAGAAAACCGACAAGAGTCATTTAAAGTGTCTCTTAAGTTCTTTAAAGAGTACGGTAAGATCCCAAATCGAAAGGAACTTAAGAGTTACCTTGAACTAACAAATACCAGCATAGATGATGACGACTTTGATGACCTATATGCGTTTAACTTACGTGAGTATAACTACGATTATCTCTACAAATACGTACGTTCTTTCATCCTACTTAGAAACCTTAACCTTACTGTCTTTGACCTACTTACGTACCTAAAGACGACGTCTATCGATCCTGAAAACATTGATAAGATCTCAGAAAAAGTCAGAAACGACATTAGCAGTAAGCTTGCAATAAACTTTTCTAGTGGAGATACTGGACTGGACTTTTTTAGTCCAGAAGCACACATTCAGCTTGCAAAAACGGGTAGCCCAACCGGCTTTGAGTTTTTTGATAAGTGTCTAGGCGGAGGCTGGAATCCAAAATCGCTAGTCGTATTTCAAGGTAGACCGAAAGTCGGAAAGTCAATGGTTCTTGGAAATATCGCAGCTCGATCTTTTCTAATGGGTAACGTTACTGGCCTTGTGACAGTTGAGCTTCCTGAGAGACAATATATGAAGCGTATTGGATCCAATATCCTAAGCATCCCATCGGATGAATATTCTGGTATCACAGATGATACTGCTTCAAAAAAGATCAAGAATAAACTCATTGAAATGCAATCCTCTTTTAAAAAGGGCGGGCACCTAATCGTTAAAGACTTTCCCACTGGCAATGCTACTGCGATAGACATTGAAAACTACTTCTTGCGTCTTGAGAACAAGATGAATAAAAAATTCAAGGTGATCGTTGTCGATTATCTTAACCTACTTCGTCCAATTAAGGATCAGAACGGACTTTATGAAAAGATAAAGGCAATTTCCGAAGAGCTTAGAGGAGTCGCAATGAGAAACGAATGGTGCATAATAAGTGCTACTCAAGTAAAGCGAGAATCAATAAATGACTTTGACTTGGGAATGGACTCAGTTGCCGAATCTTTCGGTCTTATTCACACAGTCGATTCTCTTTTTGGTCTCATGCGCAGCCCATTGGAAAGCCGTATGAAAATAAAAATTATCGCCAATCGTGATAACGGCTACGAAGAGAGCTACAAGTTCTATACAATGGTCAAGGATTTCTTTAGGCTTACTGAGGAACTTGGTCCAAACAGCGAATTTTACAGTGATGATTCAGAGGCAAACCGTCTAGCCGATGAGGTCAGAAACGAACACACAATATTGAATGCAAAAGATAATTTAACTTCGCCTCAAACCGATGAGGACTATGATAAGCTCTTTGGCGCACTTTAAAATAATACAACATGAATGAATTACGAAGACGAATTGGACGAATTAAACGAAGAACTAGATGAAGAGCTAGAGGATTCGTGTGATGCTGATGAACCGATTGACATTCCAAGAGAAGACAAGATCTTCAATAACCGATATAACGCAGGCACTGGCCTTTCTGAAACGGATGAACGAGACTTTAGTACTAAAATATCAGTTAATGACAATTACTCTGATTCTTACTTAAAGGACATTTACAAATACGAAGAGGTACTTGACAGTAAGTTAATACTAAACACAATATTTGATTTTATACAGAACGACCATGAGATAGTTCGTCTCATTAGTAAAAAATCAACTGAGCCCTTTGCAAATAAGGTTAAGCTTGCAAAGGACGACCTTAACTTTATTTTTAACCGAACTCATGAAACCCTTGAAAGGAAGAAGGAATTTTCTCTGTTCTACAGTCCAATATACGTAGTTGAGGCACTCTCTTCTATCTCTTCAATCGAGTATAAGAAACTATTTGATATGCTGGACACTGAGATCCAGGAGATCCTACTTATTGAGCTTAACAAGAAATACCAAATATTGGACGGAAAAGTAAACAAAAAAAGAATACACTAATGATCTGGGTAAAACTAACATACGCAACAGGAAGCACATACATAAACCTTGAGCAGGTATACAAGATCGATGCTGATCCTTCTTCTCCTACTCTTGTTTTCTATGACGCAAACTCAATCCTGCCAATCACCTATACTTTTTCTACTCAAGCTGAGAGGGATGACGTTGTATCTAAATTTGAAAGCATTAGTGCAGTTATTGACCTAGACGCTCTTGCTCCTCAAAAATGAAATTAGACAACATACGAAAAATATTTGTGCTGGGTGACCTGCACCTTGGTGTAAGAAACAATTCAATCGAGTGGTCGGACATACAGTCTGACTACTTGATCAATCATTTTATACGGGCAGTACACGATGATGGATTCGATCCCGATCGAGACATTTTGATACAAGTCGGTGACTGGAACCACGTTCGTGAATCGACCAATGTCAGGATCCAACACATCTCTTATCTAGTAGCAAAGACCTTCTCTGAAATGTTTAAACGAGGAGTCTACTTCTTTGTAGGAAATCATGACGTCTATTACAAAGACCGAACTGACGTGCACTCTTTAAAGGGATACGACTTAATGTACCCAAACTTTCACATATTCGAGAAGCCAGAATTACTCACGATAAACTCACATAAGGTTTTAATACTTCCGTGGATTGAGGATTCTGAGGAGCTCAAGCGTGCAGCCCTGGCAAATAGGTCTGCCGACTATGTGTTCTGCCATGCAGACATTCAGGGATTCAACCTAAACTCTGTTACCAAGATCGAGCACGGACTTGCATTTGAGGATCTAAAGGACTTTAAACGCATCTACTCCGGCCACATTCACATAAGACAGGAAAAGGGAAACGTGCTCTATGTTGGTACCCCTTATGAAATGGATCGCGGGGATCGCGGCAACTTAAAAGGATTCTACGTGCTGGATGCAACTGGATCCAACTTTTCTGAGAAATTCATACCCAACCAGGTTTCTCCAAGACACTTAAAGTTTGACATATCCGCTGTCCTAAACATGAATCCCACCGAGATCTCTGAGGCCTTCTGTAACAACTATGTCGACCTGTTTATAGAATCATCATTCTCTTCGGTGTTTCCTCTTGCGAGGTTCACAGAAATCGTGAAGGATGCTGGCCATCGTCGATTAGAATTCTTCTCATACTCAAAGGAACTCAATAAAGAAAAAAGCACGGTTGAACTCGATTCAAACTATGAGTATAACATATTTAACGTGCTTGACGATCAAGTCGCGTCCCTAAACTTGCCAGAATACAAGACCGCTGAGCTAAAGTCAAGGTTTAAAAGCATTTACGATTCCCTAAAGAACACCAAACGGTACGACTAATGAAGCTACTTGAATTTTCTTACAAAAACATACTATCATATGGCAACATGCTTCAGACCTTTAAGTTTGGAGAAGAGCCAAATCTCATCCTAGTTGAGGGCGAGAACGGGGAGGGCAAGTCATCAATAAAGGAGGCTCTTACTGTCTCGATCTACGGTCGATCCGCTATTCGTAAAATAAAGGACATTCCCAACTGGATCAATCGCAATGCCTACACAAACGTAAAGTTTGTGACCAATTCTGGAGAACTGGTTGAGCTCGATAGAGGAATTGATCCTAACTTTAGTGACATCAAGATAAATGGAGCCCGATTCAACCTGCCGGATAAACGTAAAGTAGATGAGTTTATTGAGGACGAGCTTGCCAAAATACCTTTTCCAGTTTTTTGTAACACGATAAGTCTTTCGTTCGATGACTTTAAGTCTTTTGTGACCCTAAGCCAATCGGATAAACGTAAGATAGTCGATCGAATATTCGGTATCGATATTTTAAGTGACATGCGAGCAGTCGTAAAAGAGGATCTTAAGCAGAACAAGAAGGACCTTGACATAATAAATGCCCAGATCTTAAAGAACGAGTCAACTCTCACTTCATCTCTTGCACAACTAGATCAGTTACGTCAAAAGATCGAAAGGGCAAAGGAGACCAAATCTGACGGGCTTGCTGCAATCATTGAAACTAAGAAAGCCGAGATCGAGTCGATTAAGACGAAATACTCAGAGTTTAAACCTCAGATAACCGATATCCAACTAAAATTAAACTCAGTAAGGGACGAGATTAGTAAGACAAAAGCGACAATCTCTGACCTTGGTGAGAAGCTTTCTCTATATCAAAGTAATCGCTGCCCTCACTGTCTCAACGATCTCACTAGCGCTTCTTCAATCAAGACAAAAGAGGCGATTGAGAGCAAGAAAAAGGTGTTTGATGAAATGATCCCAGCCCTTAGGGAATCTTTTACGACACTAACTCGATCGCTTGAAGAGGTCACCGATTCGCAAAATTCAACAAAGTCTGATTACTACAGAATTGACGCTGAACTCAAGCAACTCGACTCTGAATTAAAGAAGACGATTGAAGTGATTGGCACAGACGAGACTGAGTCAATTCAAAAGATTATCGATTCCATTCAAGAGGATCTTAAAGCCGATCAGGTTAAGATTCAGGAAAAGGAACGAAGCTATGACCTGTTCAGCACACTCGATTCTCTTCTATCTGACTCAGGAATTAAAAAGACCCTAATAGATAAGATAGTCCCGACTCTAAACGGCCGAATTCGTGACATTTCAGAGAGACTTGAGTTTAAGTTTTCCTTTGAGTTTGACGGAGATTTCAATCCAATAATCTCATACTTAGGAATGGAGATCTCACCGGAAAGTCTCTCTACTGGTCAAAGAAAAAAGATGAACCTCATCGTTCTGCTTGCATTTATCGAACTGATTAAAATGAAGCACAGCCAGATGAACGTAATGTTCCTAGATGAGATATTTAGTTCGCTAGATAAGAAGAACGTCTATAAGGCAATTGAGATACTTAGGGAATATGCAGACAAATACACTATGACCATATTTGTAGTATCTCACGAGGCCTTGCCTGAAGAATTTTTTAACTCAAAGATTTCAGTAAAGATGATCAATCACTTTTCTGAAATGTCTATTTCAACTACTGGTAAGAAATGAATACTGTTTGCCTAAACATGATAGTGAAGAACGAGAGTCGAGTGATTGCTCGTGCTCTAGATTCAGTCATCCCTCACATTGACACCTGGTGCATTATTGACACCGGAAGTTCTGATGACACCATCGCAATAATTGAATCCAAGCTTTCTGGGATCCCAGGAAAAGTGTATCGTCGACCGTGGATAAATTTTGGAGCCAACCGAACTGAAGCCTTTGAGCTCGCTCGAGGCATGGCAGATTGGGTACTAACGATCGATGCTGATATGGAACTCAAGGCAAAGGACATAAAGAGCTCACTAAGCTTAATGATTGACGGCTACTTAATTGAACAGAGATCTACTTCCATGTCCTATCAAAACATACGAATCCTAAATTCTGCGGCTGATTGGAAGTCAATCGGTGCGACACACGAGTATTTTGATATTGACTATAGGGAGACTCGCACCGCAACTCTTCCTGAAGCATTTATTCTTGATCACGGAGACGGTGGATCCAAGTCTGATAAATTTACAAGAGACATTTCTCTTCTTACTGAATCTCTAGAAAAGGATCCACTAAATGCTAGAAATCGATTTTATCTAGCGCAGTCTTACTATGACACCCGTGATTATGTATCGGCCGAAACTGAATATCATAAGTGTATCGCAGTGAGCCAGTGGGACGAGGAACTCTGGTACTCTCAATTTAAACTTGGAATGTGTGCTATTCAATTAGAAAAGCACAGTAGAGTGATTGAGTCTTCCATGTTTTCTGCATGGATGCAACGTCCCACTCGAATAGAACCCATCTTTGAGCTTGCGATGTATTTCAAGGGATTACACATGTGGCAACAGGCATACTCATTATTGAAGATATGTAATTCTACAAGGATCCCCTTAGATCGACTTTTTATTCACACTGAGTGCTATGGACCAAGGGTAAAAGACGAGCTTGCAATCGCTGCATATTGGATAAAGGAATACGAAGAGGCCTTTTACCTAGTCGATGCATTACGACTCAATTCAAAATATTACAGTCAACACCGGACTCGACTTAACGATAATCGACGCATAATTGTGTCAGCTCTAGGTTATCCTACAAAGAACGAGGATATTTGAGGTCTTGTTGCTGATAATGCGACATATGGCTGTGCATCTTTCCAATAACTAAGTCCTTGAGTTTCAGCATAATATGTTGTGCTCCAGTCATCAATATTGATCCAGCCGGTAGTTCCATCACAATCAACATAGAGCTCATATACAGCATTTACGCTAGGCGCTGGAAGAGTTGCAGTAAGCGTTTCCCAAGAACCCGCAGAACCTGCTGATGTTGCCAGCACAGTAAAGCTGGTTACTCCCGCTTGGATATTAGGTCGAAGCATAAGCCTTGGTGCATTTCCGTTATACGCAGTTCCGTCTCCAACTACAGATTTTCGCACAGTCACAGATACTGAAGGCGTCGCTCCTGCTGCAACGTTTATCTTTACGCTTGCGTGACCAAACTTAACGTTTGCAGTTGTTGGTGTTTGTCTAAGAGAAGGGCTTGAAGTATTATATATTGTTGTGTCAAGTCTTGACGTTCCATATTGACTGTAAGCAAACATACTACCCGCAACACCGTTTTCGTTTATTGAACTCACACCTAATCCACTAGGGCTTCTAGTTAAGTTACCAGTAGTTATTTTTGTTGTTGAACTAAATGTACAGTTTATAAAGCTGATGTTACCGAATGGACTTGATGCAAAATATAAATCAGAAATAGAATGGTTAGGCCCAAGAGTGGAATTATAAAATGTTATATAGTCACTAGCACCACCTTGTTGGAAAAAACCACCACCCTGTACAAGTGTAGAACCTCCATAAATATTAAAGTTTTGAATTAAAACTGTATTGTTTAGACCCGCCGATTGTACACCATACCCATTACCAAATAATGTACCTCCACTTAGGATCATAAGTTGATTTTCAATAGCTTGAACAGCTGTTAAATATAAACCAGCACCGTTATTTCTCCAAGCTGTTATATTTGACGCGGTTCCAAATGAGGTTGATAAAGAAACACCAACATTACTATTCCCATATGCTAATATGTTATTAAACGTACCATAACCGACTGTACCCGTTTGAGAACCTATCGTTATACCAATACCAGTACCATTTGCAATTGTATTGTTTGTAAAGGTAATATTTGGTGAGTTCATTGCTATTGTAGTCTTAATACCAACATTATTATCAAGCGTGGTTGAATTATAGATGGTACTAAAACCAGTATTAACCCAAGTAAGTACGTTGTAACAAACATTATAGTTGAAGTTAATAGTACTATTATTGGCAGCATAAATATAAACACCATATGCGTTTGCAACACTTGTTCCGTAAAAAGAACAATATCTCACATCAGCATTGGCTGTTGGATTACTTATAGCCATAATTGGTTTAACTGCCGATGCTGTTCCTAGGTTGTAGAATCCGGTGTAATATGTTGATATGCTTGGGTTATTAATACCCGTTGGTGATTGACCTGGTGTTGTGATATACGAAACAAGTGTTGCGCTTGCACCATATATGTTTACGTTTCTAGTAAGGTTAATAATATCAGCTTGAATCAGGGTTGTTGAATTTCCTCCATGTGCAGCAAGAGTCGACCCTGTAAAACTTATAGTTGTGCCCGATGCATTTCCTGAAAGGGTTAATTGTTCACCATCTGCAACGGTTCGAGTTGTTCCAGCGATCGCTATCACATCACCGCTTAACCAGCCGGTGCTCACATCGGTTGTTGCGGAAGTCGCACCTACTGATATGTCCGCAGCTAATTTTGCCTTTACTGTTTTAGTTGCTCCATATGTAGTTAGGTTACCTGCAACACACAAGCCGTACTGTCCAGCAGTTGAACTTGAGATAAGCAAAGCCGCTGTCGATGAAGCGGGTATTGCTGCCCCTGAACTGCCCATTTGTAAAGTACCGCCGCAATATACTGTGATGTTTGCAGTAGTACCTAAAAAGTAATTTGTTGAAGTTGCGGTTCCGTATGCAAGAGTACCCTTTGAAGATATTGTAATGCCATTCGACCCTGGCGATATCCCGTAAATTCCCGAGCCGTCTGATCCAAGCAATAGAGTACCGGTAGTATTGTTCATTGTCACCGTGTAGCTGTTATTCACTCCTGCACTTGAATAATCTCCACCAATATGAATGGAATCACCAGTCGTAGGAACACTTCCAGTCGTGCTCACAAATGCTCTATTCCAGTCAGTACCACTTGCATTATAGAAATATGCCTGATTGGCTACACTTGCAACTAATCTTACGCTATATGCTTGAGCCGCATTAAGGGTAGTATTTGATCCAAACTTAAAATGCACCCAGCCTCCATTTACAGTGCCGACTGCAGAATCTGCAGGTAGGTCACTTGCGTTTATTGTCACCGTTTGAATTATAGTCGAGGTTGTTGAATTGTAAAGTTGACAGGTTATTGTACCCGTCGGTGAAGCGACTCGATAACCCAAGTGCACCATAATTCCATTTATCGTATTGCTTAGGCCTGTAACCGTACTGCTTGCAACAACAGAGGTGGATACACCAACAAGACTCGGACCAGTTGCCACATAATTCACAAGAGTTCCCCAAGTCGAAGAAGAAGTAAAGTTACCGGATTGTATTGATTTGTATATCGCCATCTTTATTTAAGTTAATTGTCCCAATCTTCGGGTTTGTCTATTGTTATTGAATCAATAGTGAGTGATGAATCATATCCCTGAGCGTTAAATATATTTGTTCCAGCTTCTTCTATTATTGAATCCGGATCAGTTGATCTAAATTGCATACCGACCCGATATACGATTGCATCTGTATCATCGAGGATAAGACAATCCCATTCTCTAAAATCTCCAAACTGAAATGGATTAATAAAATGAACTTTCACTATTATGTCTTGTTTATTTTTATCACAATTGTCGCTTTGGTAATGGTAGATGCTGAATTGACAATAAATTGTATAGCGTCTCCGTCTGAAATAGAAGTTGACGTCCAGCTGGTGACGCTAGCACTATTTGATTGCTGGGAAGTTAGGGTTGGATAATTTCCAGATCCACCGATTATTGATGTTCCTCCTCGCTGAAGGTCTACCGCAAGCGATCCTGATTGATCTGCTACAATATACCACTTGGTTATGGTTGCACCAAACGGTATCACAACATAGCCTTTAGAACCTGAAGTTACTGCCAGTCCTTGACCGTCTAAGCTAAGTCCAAATGAGCCAGTAGTAGTTCCGGCTGGACCAGTCGCGCCAGTCGGACCTGTTGGCCCAGTAGCTCCAGTCGGACCTGTTGCGCCAGTCGGTCCTGTCGCTCCAGTTAGTCCGATAGGGCCAGTAGGTCCAGTCGGCCCAGTCGGTCCTGTCGGACCCGTTGCTCCAGTCGAAGCCGTTTGATAATATGTATTTCCAGACAAATCCGCAACAACATATCTAGTTAGACCTGAAGTTGAACTTAATCCTGACACAGTAAGACTATTTGTCGTAGTCGTTCCATCACCTGAAACTTGAAAGGTCGTTGACCCTGCCAAGTTTTGAACAATCAAAACGTTCGTCGTATCTGCTCCATCTCCATTTCGTATAATTAAAGATGGATTTGATGTACTTGTCAATATGTCTGGATTGGTTGCCGAGTTATTGAAAGCTTGCTGTATGGTCGTAGTTGATGTACCGCCAGCTGCACCACCTGCAATTTCACCAAATTTTGACACTGGAGTAAAGAGAGCCTGTGAAGAATTTGATAGATCCGTAGCATTTCTAACTACTGATATAACTCCAATCAATATTCCATTTTTTGCATTATTTGAGTATACGTTAAACGTTTCTGAATTTACGCTAGCTGCAGCGGTTGAAAGATTTTGATAAACCTGTTGACCAAATTGCAAGCGCACAAGTCCAGTTGGAAACAAATACACTCTTATGTTTGTTGCGTGTGCGTTTGGCGTGCCTACTGGAGAAAGAACTCCAGGTGAACTTTCATATACGTCAGGATATATCGTTGTTCGATCAGTAAAGGATGCAGTTGCGCCTCCAGTAAAAGTAGCAGTTGCTCCTATTGACGTTCTATATTGAAACGTTACCGGGCTTGCGCTTGTTATTAATACTCTATTTGGATCTAGCTGATCGGTTATCCAATTAATTCCGTTTCCCCATAAGTATCCGCTCGATATATTGATACTTAAGTTTACTCCATTTGCTGACGCTGCGACTCCTTCATTAATTAGCTTTATTGGAGTCCATATGTCTCTTATCATAGAGACGGGAGATACATCATAGTCGACTGTGTTATTAAGATTTTGTATTGAAGTTCGGTTTGGATGCACTACTTTTCCAAGATATATGTTAGTCCTTCTTTGGCTTGGAGTAGGAAAAGTGTTTTGTCGAACAACATTTCCTGTTGAGTCGATTAAAACATATGTATTGTCTTCAGATGCAATATTTAATGCTGACACTCCAGTTGCTCCTGCAAAAACCACATTTGTTACTGATGGATGTGTATCATATGTTGGTCCTGTATTGTACACTATCCATCCCTTCATTGGAGATATATTAAAAGTTGTTCCTGAAGCACCTGTCAATCCGGCAAAGTCATAAGTACCCGTAGAAATAACATTACCTTCTAGGATATTTCTCTCTATATCCGTTAGAGAAAGGTTAAGGTCTTCATTGACAATTTCAACTTGAAGAGTTCCAATCGTTGAACTATTAGAAGTAACGTAACCGACTTGATTTGATCTTGAAGCGTAAGCCAAAGATGTGGTTCCTGCAACTAATTGTCCATCGGTTCCTCCATCTGCCAAATAAAGAATATCACCAACACTGTATGCTGAGAGATTAAGTCCAGAAAGAATTCCAGCGGATATTGCAATCCCTTCTGAATTGCTTGGAATATCGACATACGCAAGACCGATTACTTGTTGATTTCCTGTTCCGCCTGCATTAGATAAGGTTACCGAAGGAATGCCATTGTACGTTGATTGTATCTTAAGAGCCGATCCCTTTGTTATAGTGGAGCCGGTTGCATTATACACTCGAGTAAACCTCTTAGTCTGAGGATGTTTAATAAGCCAATTTGATCCATTAGATTCAACGTCTACCGTATCATAAAATGCCAAATTATATGTTGATAAATTATCTATCTTCTGTGAAGAAGTTGTCTGTATTGTTATTACCCCAGTTCCGCTATTCTTTATAACAAAGGACTGTCCACTTATTCCAACCGCGGTAGGTAGAGTAACATTAAAAGTTCCTGCGGCTTCAATATAATAATCTGATGTTGTTATTGGATAAGTCGAAGTAACGTATTTGTACGGTGCAGTACCTCCAAATGAACCAGTAGCGCCTGTAGCTCCTGTCGGTCCTGTCGGTCCAGTAGCTCCAGCAGGTCCGGTAGGTCCGGTTGGCCCAGTCGATCCTGTTGCTCCAGTAGCTCCAGTCAGTCCAGTTGCTCCAGTAGGTCCAGTTGCTCCAGTTGCTCCTGTCGGTCCAGTTGCTCCTGTCGGACCTGTCGGTCCGGTAGCTCCAGTAGCTCCAGTCAGTCCAGTTGCTCCAGTCGCTCCTGTCAGTCCAGTTGCTCCAGTAGCTCCTGTCAGTCCAGTTGCTCCAGTTGCTCCTGTCGGTCCGGTAGCTCCAGTAGCTCCAGTCAGTCCAGTTGCTCCAGTTGCTCCTGTCGGTCCGGTAGCTCCAGTAGCTCCAGTCAGTCCAGTTGCTCCAGTCGCTCCTGTCAGTCCAGTTGCTCCAGTAGCTCCTGTCGGTCCAGTTGCTCCAGTTGCTCCTGTCGGACCTGTCGGTCCAGTAGCTCCTGTCGGACCTGTCGGTCCAGTAGCTCCTGTCGGACCTGTCGGTCCGGTAGCTCCTGTCGGACCTGTCGGTCCGGTAGCTCCTGTCGGACCTGTCGGTCCGGTAGCTCCAGTAGCTCCTGTCGGTCCAGTTGCTCCAGTTGCTCCTGTCGGACCTGTCGGTCCAGTAGCTCCTGTCGGTCCAGTAGCTCCAGTTGCTCCTGTCGGACCAGTAGCTCCAGTTGCTCCAGTTGCTCCTGTCGGACCTGTCGGTCCAGTTGCTCCTGTCGGTCCGGTTGCTCCAGTAGCACCAGTTGGACCTGTCGGTCCGGTAAATCCTATTGGTCCGGTAGAGCCAGTTGGACCGGCAGGTCCTGTAGGTCCAGTCGGACCCGTTGATCCAGTCGGACCAGTTGGCCCTACTTGTCCAACTGCGCCATTAAGTCCAACTTGCCATAGAGAACTAGTGCCAGTTCCAGTAACTACTTCAACTGTCATTGTCATTACTCCAGTGGTTGGATTATAACTGCTTACGAGTCCGTGAAAGTGTTCAGTATCTGAAACTGCAACCAGCACATCCATCGCTGGTGTAAAACTGAGTCTCAGCGGTAAAATATTTACAGTTATTGTGCTGCCTACTACTAATGTGCTTAAATTAAATGTGTCTCTACTGACTCCTGTGAAACGATCTCCCTCAATTACAGTGATTGCTCCAGTATTGTCGATCTTAGATAATCGATACAGGTTGTTTAGGTCAAACGCGATTAGGTAAGAGCCTGTCTGGATCCTAGCATAATCGACACTTGAAAAATCTATGATTGGGTATAATCCGCTTATTGCCATCTATTAATATTTATTTCGAGAAAACTTTTATCCCATCCTATGTATAAAACTAAAAACAGTGTTATGAGAGTTTACCAACGCGATAATTTTTCCAGAGCCTTTCGTGCAAGTCTAGTTGACTTAATTCGATATCCTGAGTTTGAGACTAAACCTAGGGATCTTTCAATAAAAGAAAATGCAAATACCGTTCTTATAATTGAAGAGCCTCTGTCTTGTTTATTTACTACACCAACTCGATCGTCTCAAAAGAAATACATTGCAGCTGAGCTCATGTGGTACTTTATGGGTCGTAATGACGCAGAATTTATCACAAAATACGCAAAATTTTGGGACACAATAAAGAATCCAGACGGAACAGTAAACTCTTCATACGGTAAGCTGCTTTTCTCTAATCTTAATGAGCATGGCATCACCCAATACGAATGGGCAATCTCTGCTCTAGTAAAAGACCGGGATTCTCGTCAAGCTGTGATGCATTTCAATCTTCCGAGACATCAATATCACTTCAATAAGGATTTTGTTTGCACGATGTATGGCAACTTCCAAATCAGGGATAATAAGCTCAACTTTACCATCTCAATGCGTAGCAACGATGTCATTTGGGGCTTGCCTACTGATATTGCTTTCTTTGCTATCTTGCAAAGCCAGGCTCTTTCTCACTTACGTAAGTATTACCCAGATCTTGATCTTGGTACCTATACCCATATCGCAAACTCTTTCCACGTTTATGAGCACCATTTTGATGCAGTAAATGCGATGATTGATTCTCTTGAATGGAAGTCTGAAACCATTCCTCCGGTAGGCGCCGATCTTATTAATCCAGTCGGTGAACCAACTCCAGAATTGATTTCTTTCTTTAGCGATTTTGCCAATCCCGATCCAAAACTACTAGAGGATCCTCTTTTTAGCTGGATCTATAGAAACATAAATAAAATATGAAAAAAGCAATCAACTTATTCTTAAAAATAATCATTGAATGGCTCATCTGTTCAGGAGCATGCTGCATACTATATTCAATCTTTCTAGCAGATACAATTCACGTAAAACTATCCTATCCGCAGTGGATAGCGATCGTGATTATCCTTTCTTTTGCATTACCTAATCCCATAAAGCCCTCTTCTGATGTCTCTAAATAAAGAATTAAAATACCACATAGCCTACCTTAAGATGGCCTCGACCTGGTCAACTCTCTCTTGCTGTAATCGTAAGAAGGTTGGAGCTCTGATCGTAAAGGGTGGCGTGATTATTTCTGACGGATTTAACGGAACTCCTCGCGGATTCAATAATGAGTGCGAGGACGCCGATGGTAATACCTATTGGTATGTGCTTCACGCTGAAGCCAATGCGATACTTAAGGTTGCTAAATCGACGCAAAGCATAGAGGGTTCAACTCTTTATGTGACCATGTCTCCTTGTAAAGATTGCTCTAAGCTCATCATCCAGGCTGGGATCAAGGCAGTCGTCTATGCAGAGGAGTACCGAGACAATCAAGGGTTGCGCATCTTATCTGAAGCTGGAATAGAGACAATAAAATTACCAATATGATAGCCGAAGACCACCATGTAACGATTCTCTTTGTAAGGGAATACAAAAACTTTATCTCTGTTTTTAATAAAAAGAGCAAGGACGACTATGTCCTTAATGTCAATAAAATAATAAAGGAAAAATTCAAGACTAAATTTATTGTGCCAAACAAAGTCCAGTCATTTCTCTTAAACTATGAGATAAAGAAGCTATTGGACAAGGCAATAACCATCAAAAATAGAAAGTACAAGCGAGTAATTTATCTAAATTCAAACCTGTCCCAGTCATCTGTCTTAAACACCGTGTCGTTTATTGAAAGTGAGTATACTGGATTAATATTCAACTATAATATCGTCGTCTCTAAGGACTCGGAGGACGATCCTCTAAGGACTATTGATAGAGTATTAAGTATCCCCATAAAAGAAAAAAGCTGAGATCACTCTCAGCTTTTCTTATTAATAGTCTTCGTCTTCTTCGTATTCAGGCTCCTCAAATTTCTTCAGCATTCTTTCGATTTGAGCAACATCTTCTGATTCTGGCTCCCTTTCAAAGTCATCTTCTTCCTCTTCGTGTTTAGGGTGACGGTCGTATTCACGATCTTCCATATCGTCCATGTCTTCCTGATCTAATTCATCTTCGTCGTCGCGAAAATCTTCTATGTCCAGGTCGTGATCCATTTCGCGATCTTCATCTTCGTATTCAGGCTCATCCTGCATTTTTGGCATTTTGTGCTCCATTTCGTCTCTTTCGTCAGACTCTTCTTCTCTCGCATCCATATCATGCATAAACTGTTCAAATGTGGCAGCTGAGTAGCTCTCAGTAATATCTACCACTGGAATTCCAGTTAAGCTTGGTTCATTGTAGCTAAATGGCTTTTTCTTGTCCTGTTTGTAAACAAGATCGTGAGTCATTGCTTTATAGGTTGGATCGTATACTGGATGAGAAAAGAGAGCGTCTCTTTTTACAGTTCTTTGAAATTCTTTCAACTTAGGATCTGAGTTTACTTTATTTCCCTTTGCATCACGATAAGCGATTGCAGATTTCGGTCCACCGAAACTCTCTTTCTTAAGATCCATATAATTATCGAAATCCATTACGTCTCGACGGTGTACGTTAAACATTTCCATTTTCTTCTTGCTTTTTTAAAACTTATACAGTTATTTGACCGACTCTTGCTTCTTTCCATGCGTCTGCTCTAAACTTCATAGTAACCTCGTATATGTCAGGCGATGTATAGTTTAGAGCCATTTTAGTTAGTTCACCATTTGGAATTACTGGCTTAAATCTAAATTCGCGATAAATGTCTTGCGCTTTATTGTGTATTGCAACATAGATCTCTCCAATATAGTCCTTCTTCAATCCTTGCTTACCAGTAAGCGGATCGTATGCAAGATCTGCCCATGCTCTAAGTATGTTGTAGATATACATCTCGTTATTGTTATTTAGGTTCACTGAGAACTTAATATCAAGATCAGCGACAGTAGTCGTTGGAACTGCTGCAGCATAAGAACGTCTAGCAAATTTATAAGTCTGTTCAATTACTCCAGTTGGTGTTAATTCAGGTAGACCTGTGACAGTCATTACGTGTTCAACTAAGAGGTTTACGTTTTGAGTAATTACTGCAGGCGGGGTGATAACTACCTCAAACTGGTTTAGGAATAAAGGTTCCCAATAGTTTACAGCCGCTGCTGAATTGTTCCAATGTGGTAATCCGGCCATTTTAGTGTGATTATTTTAGTTATTTATTTGTTGTTTTTGTAGTAGGCGCTTGTTGACCCTTAGTGACGTCCTCAGTTGAGAAAATATTATCGTAATCGACCGTTCCGCCTACTGCAATTTGAGCTGATCTATTTGATAAAGTGTCAATTGAGACTCGATCTCCCTTAAATTCAAGTATAAGAGAAGGAACTATTGTTCTAAATACTAATTCATTCACCTTTTCAATCTCATCATACTCTCTTATAGTTGATATTGCGTCTTCTCCTACTCCATCGATAGTTAGGCTCTTAGTTCCATCGACCGTCACTTTAAATTTCTTCCAAGTGTCTGTCGGCTGCCCATTTAGGGTGTCTACCATTCCAGTAGAGATTTTAAGAGTTATTCTAGGGAGACCGGTATCGATTCCGCTGGTTGAAACTTCCCTAAGCACGATATGATCCGTCGTAAGGTCCACAGTATAGTGAGAATTCTTAAAATGTCTGAGTGTTACCTCCTTTCTTTTTTCAGAAGTTAGACCCTCCTTTGCAAGAGCTTCCATTTCGGCTGCATATTCAGGAACCAATCTCTTTTTGATTGCTTCACTGGCCAATTCAAACTTTCTTTTTAGGATATTCACCTCACTTAGGATCACATAGGTAGAAGTCGCACTGCCTTCAGTAAACTTAATGTCTGGAAACACGTCAACCTGGTGCAAAATAGAATTTATCGTTTTTGGATCAATACTTGTCTCTCCGTTAACGATCTCCCACTTTACATCATGGCTGATTATTGCTTGGAAGACGAATCCTCCGTCTTTTGCACTAGCCTCGTCTCCATATTTCTCAAAAAGTTTGAACATTATGCCTTACGATCTCTTGTACGCTTGTAGTTTTTCCAAATTTCGTTGTAGATGTTACAAGAAGCACCTAAGAAGTTAACGATACCGACGTATTTCTTTTTGTCCTCACCTTCCATGTTTGCGATCTTGACTCCAAGCTTCTTCGCATCATTTACCGTGAGTTCATCATCGTCGTCTTTACCAACTAACTTCTTAAGATCACCCTTCTTTTCATACAGAGCAAACTTTTCAAAGCTGATTATTGCTTTTTTCATAGTTGCTTTTAGAATTATTTCTTCTTACCTACGATGCTCTTGTTCTTAACAGTTGCAAGGTATTCTTTAGTGTACTTGTCGATTTGTGAAGTACCTTTACCCTTAACTGGACCTTCTGCAAGCTCTTGCTTAACTTTAGCTGTACCTTTTGCATCGTCGTTTTTAACGTCTGCCTTACCGCTATAACCAGCTGCTGCTTTTTTGAAAGCTGACATGAATTGATTGTAATTCATTACAGGATTTGCCATTTGACCTAGATTTTTTTATTATTTATCTTTAATCTTAGGGAAAATATTAGTATAGTGATCAAAAGAATAGGCAAATGACTGTAACAGTATGGGTAGACCCCGAGCATCTTGATCAATTTGCAATGCTTGCTAGTCGAATTGAAAAATCAATTGTTGAAAGCAAAGAAATTGCAAAAAGTCCAATTCGATGGGTCGATACGGCGGGACGTGCCGGTGTATGGATGATACAGGTACAGATACCCTATTCTACTTACCTAACTCTAACAGATAAGTAATGCCAGAATTAGCAGAAATAAAGATCATGGCCGAATACATAGAAAGCTCGTGCAAAGGCTTGGATTTTAAGCACATCTTGGTCTCGCCAGCTGTCGAAAAGAGGCTTTCTCTAGTTCAGCCCAGTGATTTGCAGATCTTTAGCATTTCGGCAAAAGCCCGAGGCAAGGAACTACAGGTGATCCTTACTTCTGGTAAGGACGAATACTGCCTTTCAGTTTCAATGGGAATGAGCGGATATTGGACTCTATGCACTGAAGACTCTCGTCCAAAGCACGCTCACCTTCTATTTAAGTCTCTATGTGGAAACTACCTATGCCTAGTGGACGCTCGTCGATTTGCCAAGTGGAAGTGGGCAGACTGGTCTATAAATCGTGGACCGTGTCCTCTGACTCAGATCCCTGAGTTCATGAAAAATATCGTTGATAACCTCGACAAATCCGCGTTTCGCAAGCCAATTCACCTGCTACTCATGGATCAGCGGTATTTTAACGGTATCGGAAACTATTTGCGAGCAGAGATCCTGTTTAGAGCAAATCAGGATCCTTTTGAGGAGGCACGCACAGCACTGATCACCAATCCCAGTATTCTGCAACTCTGTTCGCAGGTCCCGCTTGAATCTTATTTTATTGGCGGAGGACAGCTCAAAGACTGGCAAAATCCATTTGGTGAGTCCAGAGTTAGGTTTTCAGAATGGGTCAAATGTTATGGCATAGCCGATACTCGAATCACTGACCAAAATGGCAGAACTTTTTGGTATTTTCAAAGTCAACTTAAGAACAGTAATAAATAAACATGTATGCTACTAGAAATATTTATATGTTTATCGCTTCTTGCAATATGTGTCTTCATAGATACCTTTGCACAAACTATTAAACAAAAAGAAATGACACCACAGTACACCGGCACCCTTACCTTTTATGTAGGTATACTCCCAGAGGATGAACACAAATTTAAAGATCACGTCTACATGATAAATGAAGACGTGGATCACAAATTTCACGCGACGATCGTTAAAGAATTTGACGATCCTGATGGCTACTATACCTATTGTCTTAAGGGAACGATGGATGCATATAAATCGTTCACCAACGAATCTTTTGTAAAATCACTAAACTACGACGATATAGAATGATAGTCGCTAAACTAACTCACCAAGAATTTGGGCTGCTTGCTCTTCGTAAACAGCTTGAGTTTGCAAATGTTCCCATTGAAGTTCTCTATTCTGAGCGCAATACCTGGCGTAACTCTTATGAAATATCAGTCACTGATTTCGGTAAGTGGAATCACTGGTTCATTGAAGAGTATCGTCTAAACTTCAACAGCACTAAAAAGGAGGCTGAGAACGAGTTTCTCTACTTCAACCGTCAGCACGGAATGAAACTAAAGAATGAATCCGGTAATATTTCTTGATATAGATGGAGTTATGCGAACTGCAGAAAGCGACCGCTTATTCTACGCAGCTCAAAACAAGTCTATTCCAGAAAGAGTCACTGATCGCGCATTCAACCCAAAATCAGTTGCTGCTCTTAACGAAATAACTGCATACACTGGTGCAAATATCATCGTCTCTTCTTCATGGAGGCTAACTTACGATACGATGCAGCTCAAAGCCATCTTTAAAGCAAATGGAGTCCACGGAAAAGTCATAGGTTGCACTGACGTCTTGCACTATCGCGGAGAAGAGATCCTTGATTGGCTTGATCGTGATGCTGTAGAAAAATACGTCGTGATCGACGATAACACAAAGGACATACTTCCCTATTTAAACTCAAAATTAGTGATCACTTGTGATCCTACAATCGGTCTTACTGAGCCTCTAGTAGATCAAATAATTGAACTCCTGCTTTAAACTGGAAACTATTAAGACTAATTTAGTATTATTACAGCATGGCAGAAATTAAACTTGAATTCGCACCTCGACCACAGCAAGAAGAGATCCTCACTTTCGTTAAGGAATCCATAAAAGCTGACAAAAAATTCATAATGGTCGATGCACCCACTGGTGTCGGTAAGTCTTACGCTGCCATCATGATTGCCGATTGGTATCGAAAGGAGATCGACAAAAAAGCAAAGGTCGATATAGTGACCAACACCAAGCTTCTACAGGACCAGTACGTTCGGGACTTTAGTTTTGCTGCAAATCTTAAGGGCAAAAACAACTATTGGTGTCGTCGTCAAAACATGGGTTGCGGTGATGCCCAGATCCTAAACAAAGCTTCCGATAAAAAGTGCGATGCCTGTTCACACAAGATCGCGCAGAGTAATTTCATCAGGAGCCCTCTAAGCCTCACTAACTTCCACCTAATAACTTCATATTCGATGTACTCTCCTGAGCTTATGGCAGAGCGAGATTCGCGTCTATTGATAATAGATGAGGCACATTCGTTTGAAGAAACTTTCTGTGACTTTATTTCCTCAGTTTTTTCTGAGCGCAGCATCAAGCTGTTAGACATATGGCAACCCTGGATGGAAAAGGACCTTGATTCGATCACATCGATCGAAGAGCTCTCCACCTGGGTAGAAACAATTATTATTCCTCTGCTTTCATCTAAAGCTGCAGAGCTTTTAGACGAGGCCAAAGAAACCCGAACGCGATCTAAAAAGCTTGCACTGGTCCAAAAGGCCGATCACGTCGATAAGTCGATGTGTAAGTACAATCGATTCATTAGGGATCGCAAAAACTACGACACCAATTGGACCTTTGAGAAGGATCTTGATCAGTATGGTGCTACTCGACTCCTGGTCGAGCCGATATGGGGTAACCTATACCTTAAGGAAATGTTTTGGGAAACCTATGATCATGTTGTACTTATGTCTGGGACGATACTTGATAAGGAACTTTTCTCTTTTATCATGGGTATTGAATCTGATGAGGCAGCCTACCTTGCGTTACCGTGCCCATTCGATCCAGCAAAGAGACCGGTGATCTACCTGCAGTTTGGTAAGATGTCGTATCACAGCAAGAAGGAGACTTTTGCAAAGGCCGTGCCAATCGTAAACCGGATCCTAAGCAAAAATGCTGAGTACAAAGGGATTATTCACACTTCAAACTACGAGATAAGCAACTGGATAAAAGCCTCGATCAAGGACAAGCGGCTTATTTTTCACGATTCAACCACTCGAGAAAAGTCTTTAGAGACTCACTTGACCTCGACTTTAGAAACTGTCCTCGTCTCTCCATCGATGATAAATGGAGTAGACTTAAAGGACGACTTTTCAAGATTTCAAGTGATCATGAAGGTGCCTTTTCCCAATCTAACAAGTAAGAAGATCAAAAAGCGTCTTGAAATGAAGCCGGAGTGGTATAATTGGAAGGCCCTAATTGATCTGCTTCAGTCATATGGTAGATCTATCAGAAATGACGAAGACTGGGCAGAGACTTACATACTTGATTCTTGTTTTGATCAACTATTAGACAGAGACCGAGTGCCTCGCTACTTTTTAGAAGCACTCAAAGTAAAAACATTAAAGAGCAATGGCTAAACAAAAGGGAATAGAAGAAAAATACCAGAAACTGACGGATATCGAGCACGTGTTGCTTCGTCCGTTCATGTATATTGGTTCAACTTCACCGCATACTGGCGAACAGTATCTATATGACGGTGAAAAGGTATGGCTTGAAGAAGTCACCTACAATCCGGGATTCATCAAGCTGTTTGACGAGATCATCTCAAACTCGGTTGACGAGCACCGTCGTAATCCAAAGCTAAATGAGATCCGGGTCTCAATAAATCTCAATACGAATGAGATCTCAGTGTGGGACAACGGCGGAATTCCAGTAGAGAAGCACAAAGTCCACAAGGAATGGATCCCAGAAATGATCTTTTCCAATCTTAAGGCCGGATCCAATTTTGATGACACTGAACAGAGAACAGTTGCTGGAACCAATGGTGTCGGTGCTACTCTAACTAACATCTTCAGTAAGAAATTCAAGATCGCTACCTGTGACGGGACAAATAAGTTTGAGCAGGAATTTAGCAACAACATGCTAAAGCGCAGCAAGGCCGAGATAACTCCATCAAAGAGAGGATTCACTCACATTGTGTACCAGCCCGATCTTGCTAGGTTTAAGATGGACTCGATCGATGACGCAACATTTAAGATCCTATATAAAAGGTGTCTTGATGTCGCGGCATGTAACACAAAATTGACTATCAAGTTTTCAAAAATAGACGACGGTCAAGGTTGGGAAAGTCCCATCAAATTTAAAAGCTTCGAAAACTACGTGCAGCTATACACCAACTCCTTCTTTTATGAAGAGTCAAAGGATTGGAAGATTGCATTTGCCACTTCTGAAAAGGGCTTTGCAAACGTAAGCTTTGTAAACTCAGTCCACACAAAAGACGGAGGTACCCACGTAGAGTACATCACCAATCAACTCATTGCTGAGCTGAGGGAGATGATCAAAAAGAAGCACAAAGTTGAGGTAAAACCAAACGACATACGCAATCACCTCACAGTCTTTATTGACTGTACGATATTCAATTCTGCATTTAGCTCCCAGACCAAAGAAAAGCTCATCACTGAACCGAAAGAATTTGGAACAGCTCACACGCTTTCTGACAAAATCATAAAAGAGGTATTTAAGTCTGAAATAATCGCTTCAGTTCTTGATTGGGTAGAGAAAAAAGCCCTTGCCCAAGAGAGAGCCGAGTTACGTAAGCTCAATGCCGGACTGGACAAGACGAAGATCCTAAAGCTGATCGATGCTCAGAAAAAAGGCGAACGTGGACCCTGCATTCTAGGTATTTACGAGGGTCTCTCTGCGATCTCAGCCGTCAGAAAATTTAGGGACACTCAAACGATTGGAGCATTTCCGCTAAAGGGAAAGTTCATCAACGTCAGTGAGATGAAGACTACTGAGATTATCAAAAATGACGAAGCTGTGCAGCTAATGGCTTCACTTGGCTTAAAGCTAGGCGAAGAACCGACCAGCTTACGTTATGGTAGAGTCTACATCTACACCGATGCCGATCCGGATGGAAACCACATTGCAGCAAGCTTAATAAACTTCTTTAATAAGTTTTGGCCCGAACTATTCGACCAGGGTAGAATCTATAAGGTGATGACCCCATTGGTAGTCGCAAAGAAGGGTAAAGAATCGCTCAATTTTTACACAAACGACGAGTTTGAGAAGTGGATAAAAGGAAGCAGTGCAAAGGGTTGGAATATCGAATACAAAAAGGGTCTTGCCGCTTTGGAAGACGCTGAATACGAGGAAATAATCAAGAACCCAAAGGTCGTCCAGATAAAGAACGACAAAGACTACAAAGAGTCGCTTGACGCTTGGTTTGGAAACGACTCAGCTCCGCGTAAAGAAAGAATCTTAAACCAGCCAATATAATATGCAACTTCGAGAATCAAAAAATAAAACTCTTAGGCGTAAGCTTGAAAACCTACTTACTCCAGAAGCTGTAGAAGAGGCTTTTACCGTGTTGACTATGTGCGATGAAAAATGGTATAATTCCTTTAACGAACAGTGGAACCAGAGGAAGTGGAACACTGCCTGCATTTCAATCGACTTTGCAAAGGATCAGCTTGTGAAAGACGGAAAGCTTGAAGCCAAGGAAGGGGATCACTTTGGCGGAATACAAAAACTAATAGAAGAATAAGATGAATAAACCTGAAATAAAAAGCGTAACTGACTACCTAAACCAGGACTATCGCGAGTATGCGGTCTATGTAGTAGAAGAGAGGGCCATACCATCAGTGATCGATGGCTTTAAGCCGACTCAACGAAAGGTGATCTTTGTTGCAGATCGAGTTTGGAAGAACGGTAATGAGAAACCTCTCAAGATATTTCAACTTGCCGGTAAGGTCGCATCAGATGCTCACTACCATCACGGTGACGGTTCACTGAACGGCGCAATAACTGGCATGGCTCAGACCTTTAAGAATTCAATGCCAGTGCTCGAACCGCTCGGCCAGTTCGGATCGCTTAGATCCCCTGAAGCTGGTGCTGCTCGTTACATATCGACTAAGCTACACCCTAACTTTAGACTCTTATATAAAGACTTTGATCTGCTTGAATCGAGGTACGAGGAGGGTTCAGAAATAGAACCCAGATACTTTCTGCCGATCATACCGACCGTCCTGCTTAACGGAGGTAGTGGAATCGCCGTTGGTTTTGCAACAAATATCCTAAACCGCAATCCTATTGAACTGATCGATGCGTGTTTACGATCGCTGGAAGAAAAATCATTCAAGGAACCTTCACCATGGTACAAAGAGTTTAAGGGAATTTGCGAGCTTGTCCCAGAATCCAACTTTTCTTGGATATTTAAGGGGAGATACGAAGTAAAGAACACGACAACTGTCGAAATAACTGAGCTTCCTCCATCGATGACTTATGAAAAGTTCGATGCGCACCTTGCCGATCTTGAAGAGGACCGTCGAATCGTCAGCTACGATAATAACTGTCGAGCAAATGTGAGTTACACCCTAAAATTCAGAAGAGAGGATCTTAAAGCCTTGCAAGATTCGGGTAGACTTAATCGTTTCCTTAAAATGGAAGAGAGACAAAGTGAGAACTTTACCGTGCTTGATGAAAACGGAAACCTTAAAGTATTTAAGTCTGCCAGCGAAATAATCAACTATTTCGTGAAGTTTAGGCTTACTTTTTACATAAAACGCAAGGCCCATATCATTTCAACGCTTGAACGTGAGTTGCAGGTTCTCTCTAATCGCGCCAAGTTCATTAAATCAATAATCGAAGGCTCACTAAAGATCAATAACGTTTCCAGAAAGGACATTATTGCTTCCCTACAGCTCATGGGATTTGATGAAATTGACGGATCCTATAACTACCTTTTAGGAATGCCTATCCATACGCTAACTAAGGAGAAATACGAAGAGTTACTTGCTGAACTGGATGCAACCTCTGCAAAGTTAGAGGAGATGAAGCGCCGCGAACCTGCAACAATGTACAAAGACGATCTTCTTGAGCTTAAAAAAGCCCTAAATAAGTCCTACTGATTTGAAACTGTTTCTTCTTCTTTTGTATAATAATCTAAAACATTCAAATGGCAGAATTCTCAGCTCAATGGTGCGAAAAGCACGATCCGGAAGGACTCCAACCGGATTTTGATATTCTTCAGATCGCTGAAGGTCTTGAAAATGACTCTTATACCCAAATAATCTGTGAGGGTTATGGTTTTGTCGCTATTGGAAAAGACGAATCCGGCAAAATTATCCTAGGCTTTTGTTCTGGGCCGGTTGATGAACTTGGAAAATTCCCAGTTGAATGGAAGGACTATGATGAAGTAGTAAACAAACAATCTATATAAAAATGACTATTGCAAAAGCACTAAAGGAAAAAAACAAGCTCACGACTCGTCTAAGCAAGCTGTGGCAGAAGATCTATTCACACAACTCAGCCATTGTAGGTTCTGAAAAACCCTACGACCTCGACGACGTGTGGGCCCAAATCCAAGACACGATGCAGAAGATCGTTGACTTGAAGACCCGAATCCACAATGCATCGTCTCCAGTAAGAGACAAGATCTTCTTGCTTTCTGAACTGAAGACCCATGCGACTCACCTTTCTACAATCAACACAACAAAGGGAAA